AATGTAGGAAGGCAGCTGATAATTATGCTCGTAGTACTACAAGTCGCACTGGGGTGCTCAATACAGCAAAGCTTCATACGTATAGATTCAATGAAGACCTTTTTAAGAAGATCAATGTTGTTCCTGATGGGAAGAACCACGGATTAGTATTCATACTTGACTGGTCTGGTTCTATGGCATCAGTAATGATGGATACAGTCAAGCAACTTTATAATCTTGTATGGTTCTGTAGAAAGGTTAATATTCCTTTTGAGGTTTATGCTTTTACCCATGAATGGCACAGATCTGGATTTGATCATATCTCAAGATCATCATTTGAAAATAAATTATATGATGAGAAAGAATATGTATTTCAGATTGATAGTACATTTGCTCTTATGAATCTTTTAACTAGTAAAGTTAATGCAAAGACCCTAGAGCATCAGATGATAAACATCTTTAGAACTGCTGCATCTTTCAATCAGAATATCAATACATACTATGCTTATCCTTCAAGATTACAACTTTCTGGTACTCCATTGAATGAGACTTTAGTTGCACTTCATCAGATACTTCCACAGTTCCAAAAGGAGAATAAAGTTCAAAAGGTTCAGTGTATTGTATTGACTGATGGTGAAGCAAATACTCTTGCATATCATAGAGAAGTAACACGTACTTGGAGAGATGGTGAAGATGATACTTTCTTGGGATGTAGAAGACTTAATCCTCAGACTAGTTTCTTAAGGGATCGTAAGTGTGGTAAGACATATGCTTTTGGATATGATTATCACGAATTCACTGATACTCTTTTAACTAACCTTAAGGATAGATTCCCAACAGTTAATTTTATTGGGATGAGGTTACTTGCTAATCGTGATGCACTTAGATTTGCTAAATGTTATCACTCAGAATATAGTAAGGAATATGCAACTATCCAAACAAACTGGAGGAAACAAAAAAGTTTCATTATAAACAATTCTGGTTATGATGCATACTTTGCACTTTCAGCATCAAACCTTGCAGATGATGTAGAGTTTGAAGTAAAAGATGATGCAACAAAGGCTCAGATTAAAAGAGCATTTGTTAAATCTCTTAAAACCAAGAAACTAAATAAAAAGGTTCTTGGTGAATTCATTCAATTGGTGGCTTAATTATGACTAAAGATTACATAAAAGATATTCCAAATTGGGAGAAAGAATATCCCACTATGGAAGGAACTCAATTATCCAAAAGGGATAGAGAACTTCTTGGAGGAGATCCTATCAAATCACATGAAGGGATGGTGTATGGTAGAATGTATGCAGACTGGAAAAGGAGGAAAGAATTATAAATATAAAAAAAGTGTCAAACACGATGAAGACATATCAAGAATTTATGCAAGAGAGTAGTCTCTCTAGGATAAAAAGTAAATCTGATAAGAGTGGTATAGCAACCCTCTCGTCTGATCGTGGTAACAAATCTAGGAAAGAGAATCAAGCAAGGTCAAAGCAATTACAAAAAGATATTCGTGGTAAATTTGGTAGAGGGCCTACTAAAGTAAAAGGATCGTATTTGGAAAAAGATAAGAAGACTGGAGAGGAAAGAAAAGTAAAAGAGAAAAGTTATGCAATAGATCGTGGTAAGATGAGTAAAAAGAAGTTTAAGAAAGAAGTTAAGAAATTAGGTAAGAAGTATGGACAGGATTCTGTCTTGACTCAAACGAAAAAAACTGCTACACTTCATAGAACAAGAAAGGGTGGATTAGATAAGAATAAGAAAGGAGAAAACGTAGGTAGGTTTAAACCTCAAGGTAAAAACCCATACGGGCAATCCCAAATTAAAGGAAAAACTTTCTCATACGGAGATTAATGACAAACAAACCTTATGATGACTCCAATTGGAGAGAAGAATACAAAAGTTACACCAGTAACTCAAGGCATCTTGAATTGCTAGAGAATGGTCCTAAGCAACTATCTCAAGCATGGATATTGGGTGCTTTGTATAATAAATGGAAAAAGATGAAGGGATATGATAAATTAGATCCAAAGGAGAATGAGGGACAATTGCAATCATCTATGAAGGAGTGGGAAGCAAGTGTTAAGAAATATCAACATTAACACACATTGGGTTTAAAGACCCACTCTATGCCTTATACTAAGGCCATTGAAACGAACTTACATTATGTCCTTTGTTGCTGATCCAAGAATGACTGCTGATAAAATCATTGAAGACCTGAGAGGGTTATTTGGAACTGAGTTCACTGCTGCTGATGTTAAAGGTTATTGTAGATCTCATGATGTTTCTTATCAGACAGTCACAAAGAGAATAGAAAAATATAAAGTAGGTCGTGGTAAATGGAATCTAGAAGTTACCTTGAAAAAGGTAGAACAAATTGAAAGGTCATTTAATGCACCAGCAGTTGCTCCAGTTGTAACTCAAAATCTAGTCCCAGAGAAAGATGATACATTCGTCCACTTTGGTCCTTTTAACGATCTTAAGGCCATTCTCAAGTCCCGTTTGTTCTATCCTGCGTTCATTACAGGTCTTTCAGGTAACGGTAAAACGTTTGGTGTTGAGCAAGCGTGTTCTCAACTCAAAAGGGAACTAATTCGTGTAAACATTACTATTGAAACTGATGAAGATGATCTCATTGGTGGCTTCCGCCTTGTTGACGGTGCAACCGTCTGGCACAACGGTCCAGTTATTGAAGCTCTCCAGCGAGGGGCTATATTGCTCCTTGACGAAATCGACCTTGCCTCAAACAAGATACTCTGCCTCCAACCAATCCTTGAAGGTAAAGGAATTTTCCTTAAAAAGATTGGAAAGTTCATCGAACCAGCAGCAGGGTTCAACGTCATTGCAACCGCAAATACTAAAGGTAAAGGTTCAGACGACGGAAGATTTATTGGAACTAACGTGCTCAACGAAGCCTTTCTTGAAAGATTCCCAGTAACATTTGAGCAAGATTATCCAGTGCCTTCTGTAGAGAATAAGATTCTCCTAAAGGTTGCATCTAGTTTAAAGGTTAGTGATACTGATTTCTGTAAGAGATTAGTGGATTGGGCAGACATCATCCGTAAGACATTTTATGATGGTGGTATTGAAGAGATCATCAGTACTCGTCGGTTAGTTCACATCTTACACGCATATAGTATCTTTAAGGATAAGGCAAAAGCAATTGGTGTATGTGTTAATAGATTTGATGATGAAACTAAACAGTCCTTTATTGAATTGTATGATAAGGTGGACGCTGACTTTGATTTTGAGAAGGCAGAAGATCAAGCATATGGGGAGGATGTATAATGAGTAGGAAAATTCATACCGATGAGTATATGCAACCTGGGTGGGATGAAACCCCATCAGGTTGTCACCCATATAAAAAAGGTTCACGTCACAATAAAATTGGAATGTGGATTATGTGGACCTATTATGTCTTAATCATTTTTATGGTTAGTAGACTTATTTGGGTATTAAACACATGAAGATAACTGATCATATTGGAGTCTTTGATGGTGGAGTTCCTAATGAATTATGTAACTCTATCATTGAGTCCTTTAATCTTTGGGAGGGAAATCGTGAGTTCATAGGTCCTTGCTTTAAAGATGGTGACAAACAAATGAAGGATGGTCACTACTCTAGAAGTGATGTTCAAATGTGTTTGGAGGTTGTGGAGTTGGATTTAGCAAAGCAACTCAACACCTATCTTAGAAAAGCATTTGATCTCTATGCTAATGTTTATAGAGGATTGACCCAAGATACAGACCCATTATCTTCTTGGAGTACGAAAGTTCAAAGAACAAATGCTGGTGGTGGTTATCATCAATGGCATTATGAAGATGGACAATTCATCTATAGGGATAGAACTCTTACTTGGATGGTTTATCTAAATGATATTCCAGTAGAGAATGGTGGAGCAACTGAGTTCTTACATCAGAAACTTTCATTGCAACCAAAGGCAGGAACTATTGTATTATGGCCTGCAACATATACACACGTACATAGGGGAGGATTCTTGACAGGAGAAATTCCTAAGTACATTTCTACAGGATGGTTCCTTAGAGA